AATTCATCCGAATTGATTTTAAAATAAAACCGGATCAATGAATTCATTTTTCGTAATTCATCCCATCCGGCCGTTTCATCAATTTGGAACTGACTTAAATTTTTTTTAATTCGGCGGTTTTGAATTCAATCAACTGATACGCTTGCAGCGCGGCCGGAATCAAATAATCATCGTTTGTTAATATTTCTTTATCGCCATCAATCCAACATGAATTCAAAATGATTTCGCCCGCTGAAATCAGTTGTGAATTTCCGCCACTAATACCCATTTTTGATAATGCGATTTCCACAACCGCGCGTGTTGGTTTTGATACGGTACATTTTTTATCATCAACGATAATTTCCGCGAATGGTTTTTTTGTTGTTTCCTTTGTTGCCATTTTTATCTGAATTTAATATGTGAAATTACCAAATCAAATGCGCGTTTCACATCGGTATCACCTTGTGTTGATTCAACGCCATCATTCAAAAATTCACAATTTTTCAAAACGTGTGTAACCACTTTTTGTGCATTTAAGTATGTAACCGTAATATCAAACGCCGGTATTTGTAACAATGATCCGTTTGGTGCTGAATCTCTTAACGCCTCAACATCATTCATTGAAATGGTGATGTTTCCCGATGCATTAATTGCCCCATGTCCACGCGAAACCGGTCGATTTCCCATGCCCATGTTGTTAACTTTTTCCTGTTCTTCTGTGTAACTGATGGCCGAAACGCCGGCCACCGGAACACCTAAAATGTTAACCACTATTTGCGCGAAATCGTATGCGCGCCCATTAATTAAAGGTAATGCCATTTTGTTTAAATATTAACTGTAAAACCAATGTTTATTTCAATTTGCCTTGCAACACCAACCGGAACAATTTTAATTGTTACCACCAATTTTGATGTACTTAAAACATTTTGTGTTGGATCGATCAATACTTTGTATTGACTTAATTCGCCATCCACTTGCATTTGCTCTAATGCGCGATCCGCATCATTTTTGAAAAATGCAATTGTGTCCTCACTTAATTTGCCATTCGCATCAACATACAATGGTGCATTAAGATTCGGCAACATAAATGCACGAACACCGCGAACCGCTTTATCGATTGTGCGATTGTTTTCGATTGTTGAATAATCCGATGTTGCAACAATGCATGTTGGCGTATCTTCAACAAATGATCCGGCATTTCCGATGTGTTTGCGCACAAATAAATAACCTTTGTTATCAATTGCCGTTAACAATGATGTTGCCACATCTTTAACCTTTGTGCCATTAGCGAACGCCGGAACATTCAATTCCGTTCCATCGGTTAAATTGAATTTTGCAACCCATCCAATGTGTTCGTGTACTTTAGCAAGTGAAACCGCGCCCAATATCGCACCCAAACATGTTATTGAATAACTTTTTGCGGTTGCTAATGTTGAACCATAACCCGATCCATCTTCGCCAATTACAACGGTAACATTTTTGGATGATAAGGTTGTTAAATCGCTTAATGTGCTTAAATCACTAACACCGGCAATGTTGCCCGAATAAATGATTTGAACCGGTTTGTGTTCGGTTTCCAATGTTGTGGCATGTGTTTGCAAAGTTCCAACGGTTGCCGTTGTGAATGTTGTTTCATCAAACACACCAATTTGGCGAATTTTACCATCCGCGAAATTTTGTAATGTTTTTACAACTGAATAATCAATTGTTGCGTTATCAAATAGGCCGATATACAATTGGCCATCCGGTTGCATTCTGAAATATTCAGAAATGTGATACCACATAACATCCGTATAAGTTCCGCCCTTTGCGATTCCTAATGATTCCGCTTGTGATAAGCTGAAAACTTGTTTGATGCGATCGGTTGTTGAAAAACCGGCCGGCAAATTGGCGTTGGCAATAAAGAAAACCAATCCGGAAATGTGATCTTCACCGGTTAATGGTCTGCCCAAACCTCCTTCGCCTTTTATGAATACTATATCAGAAAGTGCCATTTTTATTTTTTAGTTTTTTTTGGTTTGATTTCGTTTGTTGCTATTGTTTCCGGTTCAACAAACATACATTTCAAACGCGGTGATCTGCTTAATGAATAACCGAATGCGTTTTCTTTTCCAATATCGGATGGCGGAAATATTTGTCCATCTTCAACGATCCACGCACCGTTCATTTCATTAATTTTTTCACGATGTTTTTGAATGATTGTTTCCATTTTTAAAAATGGCCGGTATATTTCAACCGGCCGTTTTATTTATTATGCTTCTGTTTGTACTAATGCCGCAACACCTTTTTGGTCTGTTCTAAGGATTGAACCTCCCATCATAACCATTGCGCTGAATATTGATCCATAGTATTCCGGCTTGTTTTCATCCGCGAAAACTTTAATATCACCTTGTGCGAATGATACATAATCCATTTGGAACGCTAATGCACCTAAATGATCTGTTGCCGCACCGGCCGCGCCAACCGCTTTTTTAACCGGTAATGCGCTATCGTCATAAACGTTTACAACCGGACGTGCCATGATGTTGAAACCATATAATTGGGTTAAAACTCCGCTTTCCTGACTTGCACGTTCCATGTAATCGCGGCTCACTAATGTGCTATCCGCAAATAACTGATAATACATATCGGTTGGTAAAACTAAAAAACGGCCATTCATTGGTGCGTTATCCTTATCCAATTTCTTTGCCATTTTGCGAACATCATCCTTTGTGATTGCAAAACGTGTTCCGGTTGCTGATGGTGCTAATGCATCAGATGATGCCGATCCACTTGTGCGGAATATTGCATCCGATCCGGTTGCACCCCATAAATATGCTAATTCATCACCGATTCTCTCGCTTAATGCGCCGGTGTGTGAATTTAAAACGCTTACACGCTTGTTGTATGATGTTTGTAATTCTTCAACATCGGTGATGTGAATTGGTGCAACATCAAACGAACTTAGGTTGTAAGTTAATTCTGAATCTGTACGTTGTGCGATTGTTGCCGGAAAACTTGAACGATCTTTAGTGATCGCACCCAATGCGCCGGCTTGTGGTAAATGAACTGTTTTGTTTGAAACGAATTCCGAATGGTTTGTTCCTTTTTGTATGAATGCCGAATTTCTATAAAGAACCTCCTGAATGCTATCAATCCAAATTTCTTTTTGTAATGCCATGATTTTGTTTTTTTATGGTTAATTAATTTGTTTTTTTATAATACGCATTGAACAATGCATTGTATTGTTCAACATTTTCGTTTTTCATTTTCTTTAATCCTTGCGGATCGTTTTTTTCCCAATCGCGAATGTTCCATTTTTCGCGGCCGTTTTCTATTTGTGTTCCAATAAGATTTGAAATCTTAACAACCGGTTTTTTGAACGCATTTAACATCGTTTCAAATAATTCGGTGTTGTTTTGTGCGATTTCAACCAATTCATCGCGTTTGGTTGCATCTAATTTACCTGATGCGATTGCCTTATCAACTTTGTTTTCGGCAATTTTGTTTTCCAATTCTTTAATGGTTAACGCTGCATTTTCAACCTGATTTAACAATTCTGTTTTGGATTCGTTTAACGCGTTGATAACATCGTTCAATTCCAAATTTGCATTTTGCAATTCGGAAATTTTGTTTTCAACCGCCGCAATTTTATCCATCACATCGTTTTCGGTTGATTCAACCGCCAATCCAAAATGATTTTTTATTAATTCCATTTCGTTTTCGTTTTCGTTTTTATTATATCCATGAACCGCACATGCCATTTCGATGATTTCATCGATGGATGCGGTTGCCAATTTCTTTTTTTGAATTTTGCGTTTTGTGGTGTAAACCTCATCTATCATTCCGTATTCAACCGCCTGATCTGAATTCAACCACGTTTCAACGGCCATCATTTGATCGATTTCCTTTGTGCTTAATTTAGTATTATTTGCAAAGATCGAAACCAATGATTGTTTCAATGATCTTAAAACCTCCATTTCCTTTTCATCCGGTTTTCTGCCAACATGTGGATCATGTACCATGATTTTCCCGAAATCAACCATGTATCGTTTTTTTCCGGCCATTGCGATCACTCCGGCCATACTTGCGGCAACGCCATCAACGTATGTGTTAACATTCATCGGTGAATTATAAATGGCGGTGAATATTGCAAAACCATCCAAAACGGAACCGCCGCCGGAATTGATACGAACTTTTATTTCATTCAATCCAAATGATTCAAGGAATTTTAATTCCTCTGCAAATCGTTGGCCGCTTGTTCCATCCGATCCGATGTTGTTATAAATCAACATTTCGGCGGTTGTTTCTGTTTGGTTTACTA